TCGCCATGCCCGCGGTGTGGCCCCCGGGCTCATGCACGTTGGCGCCCTCTCCCTCGTGGTCACCGTGGCCTTCACCGTGGCCTTCCTCGGCTGCCTTCTTGGCGTACTCCCCAATGCCGATCACAGCACCGTGCATCCCGCGCTCGGTCTTCGTCAGGCTGTAAATGCCGGTCTCGAAGTCGTCGACCTCCTTGGGCTTCTTGTCCGCGCTCACGCCGAAGAACTTGTTTGCTGCGGTCCACGCATGCTCGAGCGCATCGGCGATGGGTTTGAACCAGGCGAACCACTCTGAGAGCTTCTTCTTGATCTCATCGACGCCGTTGTGGAAGTCGTCACCGAGCCCCTTCCAGTTGGTCTGGATGGCGGTGATCGCGAGCCCGATCGCGATGAGGCCAGCGACGACCCACGTGAGCGGATTGGCCCAGAGGGCAACGTTGAACGCCCAGAACGCGGTGGTCACTCCCTCGATGAGTTCGGCGATGGCCATGGCGTTGCTGAAGAGGAGGAATGCACCGCCAGCGAACAGGAGCGCTTCGCCGACTGCGCGGATCAGTGGGGCATCCCAGAGACCCTTCAACCATTCCCACGCATCGCCCAGGCCCAGCACGTTCTCGTGGATCATGTAGACCACGCCGGCGACCGCCGCGGCACCCACAATCCAGGGCAGCATCGGAACGATCGAGGCCCACGCTGCGGCCGCGAACTCGTAGAAGGACGCCTTCAGAATCATCAGGCCCGCCTTCACGAGCGGCCAGCCATGATAGAAGAGCATCAGCGCGCCGGTCAGCATCGTGACAGCGAGCGCCCCAACCGTGATGGCTGCAGCGGCGACCTTCACCGGCATCGGCGTCGCCCTGATGATGTTGAGCAGTCCATCCATCGCACGGGCGACGAGGTGCAGCGCGGGCTTGAATACGTTCAAGAACGCCGTACCGAGCTCGTCGGTGAGCTCGTGGTGCATCTTCTCGATCGCTTCGATGCCGCCCTCGAACCCACTCTCCAGGACGTGGTTGGTGTGCTCCGCGACTGGAGCGACGTTGCGTAGGCTCTCTCGTAGGAAGGTCGCTGCCTCAGCGCCCTTGAGCAGGTTGCCCGATGTGTCGTGGACGCGCTTGCCGAGCTCGTCGATCAGGACGCCGACCGCCGGCGCCTCGCCGAAGGTCTTCTCGAGCCAGGCGCTGCGGTTGGCTTCGCTCATCTTGCTGAGCTCACCGCCGATGTCCGCCACGACATCGAGGAACGGACGGAACTGCCCGGACTTGTCGAAGACGCTGATGCCTTTGCCCAGAGCGGCGAGATCCGCTTGGGTCTTTGGATTCGCCATGCCGGCCATCTCTTTGCCGAGCATGGCGGCCGCGCGCGTCTGGCTGCCGAAGACATCCTTCGCGAGCCCGACGGTCATCAGGACTTCAGTCATCGACTGGTTCATCGCGCGTGCGCCGCGGTCTGCCAGCCGCAGAGCATCGGGCAACGTCCCGGCCTGCAGCCCGAGGTCCTGGATGCCCTTCACCATCTGGTCGACTGCGAGGCCGGCGTCCGTCGCCTCGATGCCATAGCTCTTCATCACGCGCGCAAGACCCGTCGCGGCCGCCTCCGTGTTCAGCTCGCCGAGTGAGTCAGCGGCCAGCAGCAGCGCTGGGTGCAGTAGCTGGACCGCCTCAGTCGCATCGAAGCCCTGGCGCATCAGGTTGTGCAGCGCGTTGACGCCCTCCAGCGAGGTGAACTTCGTGTGGTCCGTCGCCTCGATCGCTGCTTGCTTCAAGTGCTCGAGCTGTCCCGCCGTGAGATGCGTCGTGGTCGCCAGCTTCAGCATGGCCTGCTCATCGTGCGCAGCGGTTTCGGCCAGCTCGAATGTCTTCTCAAGCCCCTCGAAGCCCACCAGCAGCGCTCCGAGACCGGTACCCAGCCCCTTGAAGCTGTCGTCCATGTGGTGAACGTGGACGCCGGTCTCGTGCGCCATGTGCTCGATCTTGTGTTCGATCTCGTGGATGACGTGCGAGGCGTGGTCGGTCGCCTCGAACACCATTCCCAGTCCGAGGAGGTTCAACGACATGGCCTACCGCTTCTCCCGCGCTTGCTTGGCCCGCCCAAGGTACCAAAGGATATCGTCTATCTCGAGGTCATCGAGATCTCTGGGGGTCATCGACAGCCCGATGCCGTAGTGCTGCCAGCCGATCTGAAAGTAGATTTCACGCAGCTGGTTCAGCGAGTACTCCGGGATCATCCCGCCCCAGCGCCGCTCGCCTTCCCTTTGGGCATCAGGAAGCTTTTCCCTAAAGGGAGGCTCTCAACCTGCTCGTGATCGCACCACTGGCAGATCACGTGGATGTCCGTTTGGATGCCGCAGTCAGCAGCGTCGAAGGTCTCGAGCAGGTTGCGGTGCTCACTGATTTCGAGGTCATCCAGGAACGCGAAGATGTCGCGCGCGCTGTTGCTCTTCAGCCCCTCCACTTCGACGATGCGCGAGGCCAGGCTCAGTAGAAGCCCCTGCGCGCTGGGCCCCACCGCATCCTGAATCTGCTTCTGCTTGATGTGGTCGCGGCCCGTCATCAGCTTGAAGACCACCTTCCTGCCATCGGCGAGGTGCGTCTCCAGCCGATTCTGTCCCGAGGCGAATCGCTCCGCAGATGCCGTCGGCAATGCCTTGACCTCCAACTTCTCGAGCTCGACCCGTGCGCCGATCGTCTTGCCGCAGCGCTTGTTCAGGCACTGCGTGTCGAAGTCGAGGAATGGATCCTCCGGATAGCTCGCCCGCCTGACCCCGATGAGGCCGTAGAAGCGATCACCCATCAGGGCGTCCTCCCACTTCACTTCACCGCCCGGGTACGGCCCCCCAGCGAGCGTCTCAAGCCAGCACGCCTGCAGGACGGTGGTCAGGGCCTGACCGGTCAGCCCCGCCCGCTTGTCGCCCGAGGCGAGCGTGCGCAGCTCTTTACCCTTCAAGCCGCGCAAGCGCCCGGCCAACCCCGATGGGAACTCAACTGTGATTTCTGGCATCTGCTATCCCTCCGCTGGATATGCCAGGGAGGGTAGCAGAGCTACTGATCGAGCTCGAAGTAGTCGTAGGCCAGTGTGACCTGCTCCATCACGTTCTCGTCGGCGTTGTTGTCCCACGCGCCGGCCACGAACTTCTTGCACCAGATGCCGTGCAGGCGCCATCGCCGTAACGTGATACCAGAGCGGTCCAGCTGGCGGATGTCGCCTGCGCGTTTGAAGAGAGGGCTGGGCGTCCCGATGTTCGCCGCTGCGACTCCCGTCTGCTGGAACCAGGCGTAGATATCGCGGTCCAGCGTGGCTCCGCGCCCCAGCGTGACGTCCGCGAAGGTCATGCGGCCCGGCTGCTTGTCGGGGATGACCGCACCGCCCTCGTAGTAGGCGATCTCGGCGAACTCGCCGGACAGCTCGGAGCAGGTCTGGAAGCCTGCCGAGCCGAAGCTATCGAGTTCGACTAGGAACTTGAACTTCTGATGAAACAGCCGTGGCGTGGCGATCAAAGCCATGTGCGTCTCCCTCAGCCCGCAGCAGCGGCGAGCTCCTCATCGATGGCACGAGTGTCCTGGCTGAACGAGAAGATGATGAAGCGCGCAGGCTTCTGCGTCGCGATGCCGATGCGCCCGCGCACCCTGCCAGCAAACACCTCGGTGTCCGGGTTCAGCGCCTCGGAGATGTCCACGAAGAACGCCTTGGCGGGATCCTTCGACCGGAATGCTCCGACCTTTGTCTGGGTGACGAGGAACGCGGTGCAGGTGCGCGTCAGCGCCGCGCGCAGCGACTCGTCGTTGTTGCTGAGCCGAGCGAACTGCGTCCCGTCCTTGATCGAAACCTCGATGAACGTGGCGCCGCGTCGCTCCGCGATGCTCGGGAAGTTGCCCGAGCTGCGGAGGTTGAGCACGTCATCCAGCGCGATCGGCTGGCCTGGCAGGCGCGTGATCGGATTGATCCGCTTTGGCGCCACGATGTCGCGCACCGCCTCCTCCAGCACGGCATCGGTCTCCAGCCCAATGACGCCGAAGAGTCGCCCGTTGATGGTGCCGCCCGGCGGGTCATAGACCCCGCCAACACGAGCGCCGTCCACGCGGCTGTAGCAGCCCGCGATGTGCCCGCTCGGTGGGACAACGATGTTGTCGTCCGCCCCGAACACCGTCTTGCTGGGGTTCACCACGCGAACCTGCGGCCAGTAGGCGGCACCGAACTCAGAGAACTCCACGAGCGCCGCAGTGGTCTCGAAGTAGGTCACCACCGCCTCAGCGTCGAGGCCGGCCGGCGGGTCGAGGATGGCGAACATGCTCCCGGCGCGAGTGATCTCGCAGTAGGTGACCTCCGCGTTCTGGACCCCCGGCGTGATCCGGTCGGGGATGAACATCAGCCTGCAATCCGACTTGGTGTCGAATGAGCGGATGCCGGTCTTCGCCGCGGCGTCTCCGATGAAGTCGGTGTCGGCCAAACCCACCAAGCCGTCGTCGCCGCCAGTGAGCGGGCCGAATGGAACCGGCGTCGACCCGGGGGAGTTCGCCGGGCGCTGCACCGATGCCGTGGTCGGCGTCGCATCCAAGTCAGTGACCTGGATGTAGTTCGACC